TGGCAACAGTAACTGCAAAACTTGGATTGCGTAAACCTGCTCCGGCTGATAACGTTGATGTAGATTTAGATATTGCTCAAAATATGCAGAAAATTGATGATGGATTTGCAGGAATTGTTGCTGCATTTCGTAACGTTATTCGTAATGGAGATATGGGAGTAGCACAGCGGGGTGGGGGTGCTGTAAATACATCTGGTAGTAGAACTATTGATGGATGGTTAATGACTTTTTCGGGGGGTGCTAATCAACATTTAAGAAATGCTTTAGCAGTAGGAAGTGCGTTAACTGAAGCGGCTTGGGTCTTACATATAGATATTACAGGACAGGCTGCTGCGGGCGATTTCTTTTATATGGCTCATGCTATTGAAAATGTTCGTACTCTTGCAGGTAAACAAGTTACACTATCTTTTCTTGCTAAGGCTACAGCGGGAACACCAAAGATTGGTATAGAAATTGTACAAAATTTTGGAAGCGGTGGCGCTCCTTCGGCAGTTGTAAATACAGCTATTAGTGCAGTCACAATTAGTGCAATATTAACTAGATATTCCGTTACTTTTACTATTCCTAGTATTTCAGGTAAAAGTTTAGGTACTAATAATGACGATTCTGTAAGTATTTTCTTATGGATGAGTTCGGGATCTACTAATGCAGCGAGAGCATCTAATATAGGTATTCAGAATAGTAGTTTTGATGTTACTGATGTTCAACTTGAAGAAGGTTCTGTAGCAACTGCCTTTGAACGACTTCCTCAACAAGTTCAATTGGCATGGTGTCAAAGATATTTTTATAGGTGGACTAGCGAAGTTTCTAATATTGGATTCTTAGTTGGTCAAGCAACAAGTACTACTGGTGCCGGTATTTTAGTTAATTTTCCTGTAAAAATGCGAGCAGCACCTACTTTTAGCAGTAGTGGAGCCGGTTCATTTTTCTTACTTAATTCTACTGGTGGTGGAATTACAATGTCTAATATTAGTTTACAAGCATCCCAGAAAAGTCTTGCTGTTATTAGTTGTGGATTACCTGGCGCTTCTTTAACAGCAGGAAATGCTACTATGTTTGGTAGTGGTTCTACTACTGCTGTTTTAGATTTTTCGGCAGAATTATAATGAGTATGCAAGCGCCTGGTGTTCAGGATAAAGGCGATAAAGAAGCCGTAGATGCTAAGACTGTTAATAAATTTCATAATAAATCTGATGTAGATTCAGCATCTACAGCACAACATCATACTCTTGGACCGAGAGCAGATCAGGCTGCAAGTGGTAAACATAATCATGATGGAAGAAATTCCCCAAAAATTCTTGAAGGAACTACACTAACAGGTTCTCGCAGTGGTGGTTCAGCATTAGATTCTGTAATTTTTGCACTTGTTCAACTCGGAGCAACGGACTCAACTAGTGCCTAAGAAAGATGATCAGCCAACTTCTGCTGAGTTTCTTAGACGTATAGCAGAAGGAATGAAACGTGCTGCGCGATCACCAAATATCTATGGTTACGTACCACATGAAAAGCAAATTAAATTCCATATCGCACCGCAAAAAAATAGATTATATATTGGCGGTAACAGATCAGGAAAAACTACAGGTGGTGTAGCAGAGGATATTTTCTGGCTTACTGGTCGGCATCCTTATAGACCTACCCCTCCACCACCTGTGCGCGGACGTATTATTGGCGTTGACTTTCTTGATGGTATTGAGAAAATTCTTCGTCCTGAACTTGCTCGTTGGATGCCACTTTCTGAACTTAAAGGAGGATCGTGGGAAACAGCCTACGCAAAAGAGTTGAGGACCCTTACATTAGAGAACGATTCCTTCGTAGAGTTTATGTCATACGAGCAAGAAATCGAGAAATTCGCTGGCACAAGTCGGCACTTCGTTCATTTCGACGAAGAGCCGCCAAAAGGAATCTTTACTGAAAATAAAGCACGTCTTATTGATACTGGTGGTTCATGGTGGATATCCATGACGCCTGTAGAGGGTATGACGTGGATTTTTGATGAAATTTATATGATTGGAAAAAATGATCCTACAGCAGATATTGCTGTAATTGAAGCCGATATGGCTGAAAATCCTCATCTTAATCCTGGGGAAGTAGAGTCATTTTTAGCAGGACTAGATGATGATGATAAAAATGCTCGTGGGCATGGTAAGTTTGTTCAAATTGGTGGACTTGTCTTTAAAAAGTTTGATCCGGCAATTCATGTTATTGATACAATGGTGCCTCCAAAAGAATGGGAATGGTATGCATCATTGGATCATGGATTTAATAATCCTACTTGTTGGCTATGGCACGCTGTATCTCCTGATGGACAAGTTATAACATTTGCTGAGCATTATGAGAATGAACGTACTGTAGATTATCATGCTCAAGTTGTTCATATGCGAAATGCAGGATTTGGTCGAGTTCCAGATTACTTTGTCGGTGATCCTGCTATTGCTCAAAGGCAAGCCGTAACAGGAACAAGTATTCAACAAGAATATGCCGCATATGGAGTTCCAATTTCGCTTGGTAATAATGATGTTATCAGCGGAATTAATAGGATGAATCAATATCTTAGACCAAATAGTGCTGGACAGCCGCGTTGGTTAATTACACGAAATTGTATAAATCTAATTCGAGAAATGCAAAGGCTTCGTTGGAAGACTTGGGCCAGTAAGAAAATGGCTCATGATAATAATCCGCACGAGGCTATCCACAAAAAGAATGATCATTCGCCAGATTCTGCGCGCTATTTCTTTACTTTTCTACCCGATCTTACTCCGATGCTGCCGACCGCCCCGCAATTACAAGTTCCGCCATTCAGTTACTCAACTCCCGTTCCTGTTATTGGACAAGTTGACCCTAAATTTGAGCCTCAGACGGAATGGAATAAAGAATATATTGATGAGTATATTGGAGGGATTTGGTAGTTAAAGGCTTGCAGATTAGACTGCTGTAGGCTATTCTTGATCTAAGGCAGGAAACTATCCCTTGGAGAGAATAAATGCCTGAAACCGAGGACGTTAAGTTTTATAATGCGCAAGACGGTATTCGCGGCCGCAGTGGTGGGCCATATGCAGATCAGGATGACGCTCGTACCCGAGAAATTGCGCGAGCGCGTGCAGAAGGTCGGGAGCCGGATTTAGATAATCCTCCGCCTTTTGTTGGAAATCAACTTGTTACTTCTGCATTTGTGACCGATAATCTTCCTAGCAATCCTTCAATGGCTCATGCCCCTGGACCTAATGAGGCTCTTAATAAGGTTGTTGAAGATGCTAATTTCCTTGTCAATCCTGATGTTCTTCCTGTAGACACCCGTACGTCTCTTCCTGATTCTGAGCGTAAGGCTCAAGAGAAGGATATTGCGAAATTAGTTACGGACCCGGCTAATGTCGCAGCCACTAGTACTGTTAGTGTTTCCGAGGAAAATCCCGGTGAGGCTAATGTTACTCGGTCAGATAGTACGGGTGCAAATACAGCATCGGCGCAATCTGGTCGAGTTGTTACCGGTAGTAAAAAGGCTACTAGTAAAAAGGCTACTAGTAAAAAGGCTGCCAGTAAGCGGACAGCCAAGAAGTCGTAATGTCTGAATTTAATATTATGCATGAGACGGTCGGGGAAAGAATTCAGGTTCTTTCCCGGCCGCTCATGGCACCTGGACAATGTTCTATTTGTGGATATGCTGGCACCAATGTTAGTGATCCTAGCGATATTCGTGTTTTTATTGACTGGACTTTAAATATCCAATACTACGGTCGAGTTTTGATCTGTAGCGGTTGTTTGCTTGAGGCTTCCAATGTTTTAGGTTGGATCGGAGTTAAGCAAGCAGAAGAATTAAGGAACAAAGTTCAAGAGCAAGAATCTGAACTTATTGTTCTTAGGGAGCAAAATGACCGACTCCGTGACAGCCTTGTTAGTTTACTCGGTGGCGATAACACTCATCTTGTTGGTATTTTCAATAGTAGTAATCAGAATGAGCGACCGAGAGAACAAGAGCCTCAAGGAACAGATACAATTCCTGAGGGACACGAATCAAATTTTGACGAATCTATTGGCAGCGAAGGACAGTCTAGCATTTCAGCAAATTCAGGCAGTAACGACTTCGGTGACAATGGAGAATTTAAACTCTGACGATCATCCTATGGATGATTTCTCAGAATATGAACGTTGGATTAATACCCATGGATTAGGGGTATTAAATGGCGAGGCTGAAAACGACTCGGACGGAGACGCCGGTATTAGGGAACTCCGAGGATTCGGCCGAGCTTTTTAATCTTAATACTCACTCTGGTCGTCAAGAACATGATTCTATTGTTAAATGGGCTAATGAACAACGTCGTAAAATTAGAGACGATCGTGTTAAACTAGAACGTCAATGGTACACAAATCTTTCATTTTATTATGGTAAACAAAATATTTCTAGTATCGAACTTCCCGGTAATGGAACTAGATTAATTGTTCCTCCTGCACCGCCTTGGCGAGCGCGACCGGTGACAAATAAGATCCGACCTATTATTCGGACTGAGTTAGCAAAAGTTACAGCCCAAAAACCTTCTGCTTCTGTAGTGCCCGCTTCTTCTGAAGATCAAGACTTATTCGCGGCTCAGGCAGGAGAGCAAATTTGGGAATCAATTCAGAATGCTAAAAAGGTCCGAACTGTTCTTCGACGTGCGATGTGGTGGACCCTCCTTTGCGGCAATGGTTTTATTAAGGACTGGTGGGACCCGACTATTCTCGATTCTATTACGAAACAAGAGGGTGACATTTGCATTAAGCCTGAAACACCCTTCCACATTTTCGTGCCAGATTTTCAAGAACAAGAATTAGAAGGTCAACCTTATCTTATCCATGCATCTACTAAATCTGTAGATTATGTAACTCTTAACTATAAATCTCTTTTAGATGGTCGAGATATTAAACCTAATACTCGACAGGCTACAGATTTGCTTGATGATGCATTTTTAAAGTTAATCGGGGCTAATGATGCATCAAAAGCAGATAGCGTACTCTGTCTGGAGGTTTGGGCGAAACCGGGTGCTGTTAAAAAATTCCCAATGGGTGCCCTCATCACTATTGTTAGTGACCAAATTGTTCAAGCAACTCCGGGCTGGCCCTACGACCATTCTGAGTACCCCTTCGCAAAATTTGACCATATTCCTACAGGAAACTTCTACTCCGATTCAGTCGTTACGGACCTTATTAGCCTCCAAAGAGAGTATAATAGGACTAGAGGACAAATTATTGAGGCTAAAAACCGTATGGCTAAGCCTCAATTAATCGCTCCACAAGGTTCTGTAGATGCAGGTAAGATTACAACAGAGCCTGGTCAAGTTATTTTCTATCGACAGGGATTTGCACCACCCGCACCTTTACAAATGCAAGGACTTCCTGCTTACGTTCTTCAAGAATTAGATCGTATTCAAGCAGATATGGATGATATTAGTGGTCAGCATGAGGTTACGAAAGGTCAAGTACCGCCTGGTGTAACAGCAGCGACGGCTATTAGTTACTTACAGGAACAAGACGATAC